TGAGGATCCGTGTACTTGTGCCAATCTTCCCAGGCCGGATCGGAGAGAAGTCCACGCTTCGCCTTGGTCGAAACCAAAGAAACATAGTCATCACCTTCGTACGGTGGAACAAGAAGATCCTTGTACATATAGTCGCGGATCTGCTCAACGTGTGCAACGTCAAGCTGATTGGTGCCAAGAGCAGTAAAAGATCCGGCAGTGTCAAAAGCTACAGCCGACACAGAGGTCGAACGTGCCTTGACCTTGCAGGTCTTAAACGCAGATGCAGCAGCTCCATCAAGAACCAGACGCATCTGCTTCATGAGTTCCTGTTGCACAATAGATTCCATATCAAACTTGCTGAGATCTTCAGACAAGCTGGTGTAAGGAACTGCTCGACCCCATTCAGACACAGTGATTGCCACGGTGCTGATGGTCATCGAGTCCTCTGGAATCTTCAGGCCTTCAGTGAGCTTTCCACTGGAAGGGATAGCAAGGCTCGACACACGAGCAATCGTGATCGACTCACCGGATTTACGTCCGTAACCGGACTCGGGACGCACAAACTGCATGAACTTGCTTTCTGCAACAGCGGCAGAACGCAGGTCGGCAGAAAGAGCGTGGTTCTTATACACCCCTGACGGAGCGTCAAACGTCCACTCAAAGTTCGCCATTTAAAATGCCTCCAAGGTTAAACTGATTTCCTACTTCTTTGAATTTTCTTGAGCTGAGACACAAAGTCAACCGAAGTAGGACGACTTTCTGTCACAGATGGCGCGGACTGCGTTGTAGACGGTCCTGCCTTTGCCGTTCCAGCAGGAAGTGCCTGAGTGGTCTCTTTTGCTCCCCTAAACCGACTCAGGGTCTTGCGGCTATATTCCGCAATCTTTTCTGCTGCCTGGTCAGGGTGAAGATGACCTAGCTCGCCCATGTGCTTTTGCACCACAAACTGAACAAGGTCAGACTCTCCATCTAAGTCCTTGTTTTTGCTATAGAAGTCTGTCCAAAATCCCTGCTCGCTCTTTGCCCGAGTCTCTTCTGCGCGAATCTTTTCGATCACCCTGCGCTCATGAAGCTCAAGGGCCTTCTCAGGGTCTTCAAATAAAAGCTCAGAGATTGGCTTGTCAGGGGGGGTGGCCTTGGACACCGCTGGGGTGGCGGCAGTCTGGGTGGTTTTCTCAATCTCCAGCTTTTGCGTATAGATAGCCAACTCTTCTACGTTGTTAAACTTTTTTCCCCCAAGATAGATGGGGCCTTCTTTCTTGATCTCTTCAACACTCTTGGCTGGCTTTGCATCAGCAGATGCTCGATCCGCCGCCTTCTCCTCATTTGGAGGAATGTTGAACATCTCAGTTCCTGTCTTCTGTTCTTCTTGTTGCTGCATCTAATAACTCCCTTTCTATTTTTTCACCCTTCAAAACCTGTTTACGAATCATGATTTCTAATTCTTCAAGAGCAGAGATTCCGCCTAAATGCTTGGCATATATCTGTGCATCAAGTGGTCCCGTTTTAAGCTCCGAAAGAAGCCTGTTCAGCAGATCTCCTTTTTGCTTATCAATAAGAATCTTAAAAGACTCGAAAACAATTCGGGCCATCCTGCTATCGTTTAGGAGTCCAATCTTATCCATCACTGACCAGCGGTTGCGGGACTACCAGGAAACTCAGACCTTGGAATGTTGCTTTGAACCATGTCCTCTTGCTCCGGCCCAGCGGATGCTTGAGGAATTTGACTCTGCATATCTGGTCCAGCTCCTGGCTGCATTGACCCCTGAGCCATCTGCTGACTCATCGCCATCATCATCTGATCCATTTCATCCTGCTCAATAGATCCAGGCTCAATATCAAGAGAACGGACAATCTCGCCAAGGAGCTTCTCAAAGCTAAACTGCTTCATGAAACTTTCCAGAAGAACCTCGCTCGATCCAACCGTCTGAAGCAGGCTCGTAAGTTTTCGGAAGTCCTTTTGCTTGTTAAGAGTCTGAGACACCCCAAAGACTCGGAACTTATTGCCCTGAGATGTTTCAGCGAACCTGTCCTCTGCGCTCATCGAGGAAAGTTCCAAAGCTCTGGTATCGCCAATAAGCGCCTTAACCTCATCTCCGTCAAGGTCATTGGCGTTCTGCATGATGACATTCCAAGACCTTTCCAAGATAGGCTCAATGAAGTCCACCTCAATCGCCTTGGCAATTCCAGAGAACATAGAGGTAATCGTCTGTGATGCCTCTACAACTTCTGTCGCTTTAACCGCTCTGCTTGGCATAGCCCCCATGCGAAGATCATTCGTCATGGCAGAAGTATTGTGTTCAGCGTTCATCAAGTTAAACATCTGAAGGGCTTCGCCACTAAGAGCACCCTCGTCCACCCGCTGAAGTGCCTGAGCACCAGGAGGACAGTTGCTAGACACCCTGATCGTTTGACCAGGCCGCACTCCATCAGCCACCTCGCGGTCATCCTCAAGCCAATCTGTGCGAATCTGCTTAATCCCGAAGACTGACATCATGCCAGCATCAACCATCAGGTTATAAAGCTCGTTAATCGCAATGTTGGTTCTGGTTGCAGCATCCATTGGGGCGCGATGCCAAACAGAGAATGGAACACGAACAATCGGAGCCACCACAAATGGACTCTTGCCATGCCAGAAAGGATTGGGCTTAGGAGCAGCAATTAGCGTGGTGTCATTTGCAATAGTCCAGGTGACGTTCTTATATAGAACCTCGCCTGTCGTCGGCTCAATGATGTCTCCCCAGCACTCGGTGAGCTTGATCCTAACTCGGTAGTCAGAATAGGTTCTGCTTTGGTCAGTTTCACGATCCTTGTCAAACCAAGACTGGTCGTAGTCAGACGAAGCATATCCATTTAGCTTTTCAACCTTTGACTTATCGTAAAGCGCATTCTCGCCTTCCGACATGGACATGACAACACTCTTATCAACCCACATCGTCTGTGCCTCATAAAGTCCGGCACCAGTAGGATCAGGATAAAAGTCCTCCGGTCTAATCAGCTCAACGTAGAGCTGCCAGATGTCCTTTTCTGCCTTAAATAGCTTTTTCTTATTGTCGATTACCTGAGTAAAAAAACGTGCGGTTGGCACATTCTTTCCGTGAACCTTGGCAATCATCAAGGACCCCAAGGCCCCAGTCTTGATTGCATCGGTGACAAAGCTCAAGAATCCAGATTTCTCAAGTTGCCTCTGCAAAAGCAGATAGGTTTCAACCGAATCAACGCGATTGTTTTTGACCCCTGGCTGTTGTTGAACATTGAACCAATGCCCTACATCAACAAGACCCTGGGACACGAAGCTAGCCATCTGCTCAACCGCCATCTGCTGTTTCGGCAGAAACTCCTGAGACTGTCCTGGCCGCTTGTGTGCGTAATCCTGACGATGATGAAAAATATCGTAATTCAGTCGGTTAAGACGAATGCGCTCACGCCTAGCTTCGTATGACTCGCGGATATAGTTCTGCGTCGTCCTAACGATCAAAGCGTCCGTATCGACCTGCTTTAATTGTGCCATAAGAATCCTTTGCCTCAGTTGTGTAACTTGAGTATTTCAACTCAGGAATAGAAGATTTTCCACCCTTAGTTTTCAGCCTATCAAAACCACCCTTAACGTACTGTAGCGCATCCTGAACATGGCTATGCTCATCCTTAACCGGCCTAGCCCTGGTGGGCTCTACATCAAAAGCCTTTTCCGAATATCTATACCCGCCGTTGAAGCCTCGGAGCAATAGGCTACATTCGCCCTTAACAATGCGGAAAATAGACCCCTCTTTATTTTGTTTTAGAAGTCCGCCCTCAACCGACTGTCTTCTTTCTTCCCATAGCATAGGACCAGGAAAACAACGCTTAAACCCACGGTTCACCCAAACAGAGGCATAAGTTCTTTCATCTACATCCCGCCTACTAAATCCGGCTGGGTCCATGTAGACGATAAAATCCTTCTTCAAGTCTGACCACTCTGGGAAATCAAGGGCCAATTCCCTACAAACCTTTTCCACAAACCTTTCGGCTCCCATATTGACCCCGAGGATCTCCTTGAGAACCACAAACCTTTCTCCCTGCTGCTGACAAACAACACAAGCGGCATTTAATCCCTGATCCACACCGAGGAGCAATGGGAGTCCGATTTCCGGTGACGCTGACTCCACGCAGTGTAGTTTTTCCGAAAAGTCTGGAAATACTGGCTTGCCGTGAAATGTGTCCCATTGAAGATCATACTCCTGCCTAAACTTGGAAACGCTCATTGCAGACCTGATGTTTTCGAGCCACGAAGGATCTCTTTTTTTTGGGTCTGCCGTATAATGCAGCTTCACAATCACAAACTTATTTTTTGGATTCTGCCACGCTTCAACGCCCTCGGTCGGAAACCTGCCACATGGAAGCTCCTCTTTCTGCTCTTGAGAGCTTTCGTCCTGTAGCTCATCAAATACAAGACGCTTAAAGAATCCAGGCGCAGGAGAAGAGATTAACGTCATCCGACCACCACCTTCGATGGTTGGAACCGATGAGGCGTAGGCATCTTCTGCGTTATCCCAGAAAGCCATCTCGTCAAACAACATTCCTGAAAAAGTAAACTGACGAAGCTGGTCAGCTCCCGATGGAAACCCAAGAATCCTGCTCCCAAGTTCAGGAAAAGACAATTCTCCGAACTTGCAGGTCCATCTCGGAATAAGTTCTTTCGGAAGATACTCAGTATCAAGATTGTCCAAAACGAATCTTGCACGCTCAATAAGCTCATGAGAGTCATCTTCTTTTTTGGATACAAATGCCTGTTGTCTTCCCACGTTGAACATGGTGTCCCAGACATACAGGACGATGTTGGTCCAAGACATCATCATTCGCCTGGACTTTGGAACCGCAATCTTTGGATATTTTTGCCAGAGCCTCATGTAGAGCTTCTGGTAAGCGAGATCAGACGGAAAGGGCTTGATAGGGTTTTTACGATCAACCTCATCCTTTGTTCGAACCATCTTGGTTGCAA